TGCATCAACCATACCTGCATCTGAAGGATCAATATTATTAGTAGGATATTGAGCTGATGGTTGTTGCATTTCTGGAACATAAGATGTTTCAAGTTGACTTGCAGGAATAGAAGGTAATGAAATTGGGGTTTCACCTCTTGTTACTTGAGGTGTTACATTTGAAATAATATTATCAACATTAGCCATTGTAGTATTTTCTGGAATTCCTCCAGGATTTTCTATTCTATCAGCTGTGTTAGGGTTGGCATCATCAATGAAATATTCATAGTAAAATTTACCAGTCTTAGGGTCTTTTAATTGCTTAGCACTTGTGCCAACAGGACCATACTCTTCTACTTGGTCTTTATACATCTTCTTCCAAGATGATTTAAAGCCTTCACCTTCACCTGATTCTTTCCTTCCACCAAAGAATCCCCATGCCTTATCACCATCAAGGTCAGCTCCACCCAATGCTCTCATAACTCTTGGGTGTAATAGAATACCTAAGCCATCTACTCCAGTAAATCCACCAAATTGTAGAACTCTTGCACCAGACATTGAATCCATAGGTACTCTCATTATAACAGCTTCTAATACATCTTCGAATTCGCTCTTTAGCTTGGGAAATTTATCGAACTTGCCGTCCACATAATCCTCCCAAGCTTTTCCGAGCTCCATCTCACCCAGTCTTCCCGAGACCTTGCCACCAAAAATGTGGCTTTTAATTTTTAATACTCTAAAACCTTCATCAAGAAAGAATAGTTTATCACCATCTTTCTCATTTAACCTAGCAGTAGCACCATACTTTCCACGCTGTTCCCACATCCAAGGAGTGTATGGACGCATCCTTGATATGAATGAGTTCCCTATCTTTGGTCTTGTAACCTGTCCAAGTATATAATTTCTAATAACATTAGAACGATAGTGTTTAACAGCCTTGTGCATACTAGCGGCAAGAGATTTATCACTTGATAGTGACATAATAATATCATGTGCAGACCTATACTCTTGTCTAGTATCATTCTGCATATCAAATACAGCCTTTTCAATCTCTCCCTCTTGGAACTCTTCATTTGCTACTTCCTGTTCCTTGGATAACATATGTTTATAAGCTTTGATAGTGAATCCAGTATGGTTAGGACTCTTGATAAGCTTTAACATTGTAGGGATACCAATACTATCCATATTGTCTAAAAGATATTTCTCATCCCCTTTATTAGGATTGACCAAGTACTTCTCTGCTACATTATTAACCTCTGTTTTACCTAGGAATCTCTGACCTGATGTAGTCTGAAAGAAATCATCTATAACCTTGGGGTCAACAGGATTGAAAGAGAATTCAGTAAGATTACTCTGCATTTGTTTAGGAATCTTCTGAGGTTGTAAGAAATGATTGTCAGTCTTCTCAGTAATGACGGTCTTTATATCACCCATACTTATAGTATGAATATTATCTCGCCACCCCTTACTAAAGGTATAACCTTCAGCGTCGTTCTTATAATAAACATCACTTGTCTTACGAGTACCAATCTGTTTTAGACCACTATGATAGGCTATAATATGAACCTTTTCTTTACGCATAAACTCAGTCATAGCAGGGTCTGCTTCGTGAATCATATATTTACCAAGTATAGCTCCTTTAGTCTTATGAGGAGATACAATAAAACTCTTATTACTATGACCTTCATTTGGTAAACCCATATCAGAGTTAGTAGCAAGCATATATTCAGGAGTCATAAACAAAGCACCGTCAGTACCTTCTTCTAAATTCTTAGCCGCAACACCCATCTTATCAGCCATCTTTCTATCATTTATAATGAGAACATTAGCCCTACCCACTGCTGTTACATCATCATCCCATCCTTCAGCCTTTAGAGCAGGAATTATAAAGTCTGAGTTTTGAGATACACCAGTATTCAACCAGATTTGTGCTCTCTTATTAAAAGCTTTAGCAGAATCTATGAAGTCACCGTCACCTACAATCTTAAAAAATTTCTTTATCTCACTAGGTCTTATACCTTTCTTCATCTCAAAGCCGTTCATGTCTAACTCATACATGATATTAGATAGGAATGCCTCTGCAAACATTTCATTCCCTCTTCTTGTCTCAACTTTGTCCCGTCCTTTATTCACAGTATTCTGAAACAAAGCCCATTCAGCATCAAAGATATTTCTTAACTTAACAGTCCTTTTTTTACCACCTTCTACTATCTCAATATTTCCAATCTTAGTAGAGATTTTCTTCATCTCATTAAGAACTGATGTAAGTCTATCTCCTCCCATAGTCCTGATACCAGCTACAGTTGGATGAACCTTTACAAAATATAATCTTTCTGCATCACCTCTTCCACCATAGTAATACATCTTATTAGGAGCACCAGTTCTACCAGATTTTCTAGTCCATTGTGAATCCATTATCTTATAAAGGAAACTATTAAAGGCTTTCTCTGCACCTTCAACTGCATCTCTATAAGTATATTCTACGTTAGCCTCATCAAGCTCCCCTACTTGTCTCATCTTCTCACCAAAGAAATGTTGCTTCAATCTTAATAGACTAACCTCTTTGGTCTTCCCACTATATGAATCTTGTACAACAGCATGGTCTAAGAACTGATGAATAGCACCACCTCTTAACTCTCCCGGGTCAAAACCTTCTCTTACATATGCTCTTTCATAAGCATCCTCCATAGATAAAGGCTCTTGCTTGATGAATTTTAAGTTACCAGCAAGGTTCATTGGCTTGGATGGGTCAAGATTGTAGACATTTATCTTGCCACCCCAATCTATACTAGCAGATATAACAGGTTGATTAGATAATTGTAAAGACTGTATCTCTCGATTCCTCCAGAAATTCCAATCTTCTTCTGTTGGAGCTACCTTAAGTTTCTCAGCAAGATACTCCATCATATTATTTGTAGCACCAGCAGGCTTTACATCAAATGAATAGTCAACTTCGCTCCATTCAGATGGTCTACGATGAGTTCCTGCAAACCTATGGGCATATTCTATACCTTCTATCTCTCTTCTTTGAGCCTTAGTCTTTCCTCTTGGGTCTTTAGCCTTCTTAGTATTACCAATAGTCTTAAAAACGATTGAACCACCAGCATCTGTGATACTCTTCTTTAATCTAAAGAACTCACCTTTGTGCTGATTCCATAACGCCATGTTGTCTTTACCAAGAATTCCTTTAGGATTATGACCATTCAATACTCTAGTAAGATAAGAAACATCTGATGTCAGTTCTATCCTACCACCATAGCCTTCAAACTTTCTCATGGTAGCTAAAATTCCAGATAAATTAGCACCAGTATGTGCACCAGTTCCACCACCTATCTGTGCACCGGGATGGTCTCCTTGGAATGGCATTTTAGCCGCCCAGTCTACTGTATAGTTACCATATCTACCAAACATACCAACTTTATAACTATTTGGGTCGCCCTGTATAGTAGTAGCGTCTACATATAATTCAATCTTTCTATTATCTGCTGGTCTTAATGGACCATGACCGGGGAACTTTCCTTCTGGTTGTTCGTTGAGTACTTCGTGCGTTACATGGTATGGTTCAGGCTGTTCATCACGACGACCCTGAGCAATATCAGCTCTCTGTTTCTTTAATATTTCTAACCATGTAGTCTGTAGATTAGTAGCATCCTCAAGAATAGCATCTTGTTGCTCTCTTGGTTCCATATCTTTGTACTTATATCCCAATGTCCTGCCAACATAATTAACAACCTTCTGTTGAACTGACATATAAGATTCTGTATCAGTGGAGACTTCCATATCAAGGTCTTCTTGGGAACCTTTCTCTGCTTTGGAGCGTTCAACCTTATCAAGCATCTCCTTGGTTAAGAATGGTTCTATATCAGTAAGCGTCCCACCACGCTCCATATATTCTTTAGCTATACTCTGTGCTTCTTCGAACTTGAATCCAAATTTGCTCATCAGTTCATAAGCCATTATATTACCAGTGATAGGAGTAATACCTCCTGCTTCAGAGACCTCTCCCCATATCTTTTCAGCCATCTCGATAGTAGTTTTCTGAGTGGTCTTATCCATCTCTCCAAACTCTGTCATTAATTCTATAGGTTGTCCAGCCTTACCATCTTTAACTGCCTTGGCTATTAATTGACGAGATTCTCTGACATGGTAGGGCATTTCTTTAAACCCAAAGTAGGCACCAAGGAGATATTCGTATACCTGTTCAGGAGTAGTAGCACCTCGCATTGTAGCTGGCAACCCAGTATATGCACTAGATGCTATCATTCTTATGGATGTATCAGCCGCTTTACTCCCCGTCTGAGCAATATTACCTATTCCTCTGAAGACAAAACCAGTTTCAGCACCACCTATGAATGACCTCATCATCTCATCAACTCCACCTTGCCAAGTACTAATAGAACTTGCTACACCTAGATGAAATGCCCCACCAATCAAATCTTTAACTAACCCTTGATTTAGAAATTCAGCCGCAGTATTAGTTGCTCCACCTCTAGTAGCCATTGCTGTAGCCAATGCTTTATTAGCAATAGGGGCAACTCTATCTTGTACAGCCTTAGCACCAAGCATGGGTACAGATTTACCCTGAACTTTCTTCATGGCTTCTGACATAGTTTTTAACTTGGAAGCCTTCGGTAGAAACTTATATAACTTCCGGGGAATGGAGGGGATAAATCCAACAAATCCAGCTAAGTGCCCTATACTGCGAGCAATCCCCTCCCATTCGTCTCTCGGTTCTTCGCCCACATTGAAGGTCGTAAAGCCAGACCAAAATCCAGCTCCAGCCTGTGATAGAATACCAGCAACTCTACCGTGTTGGTCGGTGTCTGTCCTAGCGAAGGGAAGTTTATAATGTTGAGCATGAAGCTCAACTTGTTTTAGTTTATCTTCATCAAAGGGTTCAGGGTCATTCTTATAATGCTGAATGAGTCCTTGTACAGTACCCTTATCTAAATATGGTTGAAACTGTTCTCCATCTAGAGTATCAGGATAATAGTTGTCACGAGACATTAAAACCCTTCTCTAGCAGTAGAAGCTGAAACTGCATCGTAGCCCATAAAGCCACCAAATGCTCCAGCTCCAATAAGATTTATAACATCTCCTATTGCTCCGGGTTGTTCCCTACCAGTCTCAGCCATTAGCTTGAGTAGGTCTTTCCTCTGCTTAGGGTCTTTCCATATTTTTCTCAGTGTTTTAGCAGGTTTACCAGTTAATCCAGCATCAGTAATTATAGTACCAATGCTCTTTCCACCAGTGATACCCTCTTGAAGAGAAGCAATTAATTTTCTTCCGCCCTTCACATCCATAGCTCCACTGGCTACATCATCCCACATACTCATCTGAGCTACTTTAGTTGGGTCAAATGTATCTCCAGCTCCCTTAGTAGAAACTCCACCTACCTTATCAATAATCTTTTGAACCTTACTCTTAGCAACCTTTGGTACCTTAGTACCCTGCATTGCAATATCTACAGCGACATCATCACCAGTCTTACCCATCGCTCTTAATGATTCCTTAGCTTGTTTAATAACATCGTCTCCGTATTTCGAAGAAGCCTCTACAACATCATCAACGCTACCAGACTTGGCAACTTGAACAAGTTTCCCTGCTACATCATCAGCATATCTAGCTGTAGCTTTCGTAACCAAGGTACCTGTTAAAGGATACCCAAATCGTTTAGCAAGCTGTGCAAAACTTGTTACTGCTGAGGGTCCCCATTTGTTTAGGATACCGGGTAGTGTCATGTTATTAGCAATCCAACTTACAGCTTTACTACCACCAACTTTCTGAGCCGCATCCATAGCACCTCTCATGGCGACTGCCCCTGCTGGATTAGCACCAAGTCTAGCGGCTATATAACCACCAGCCCTTGATAAACCGTGCATTCCACTTTGTAATAATGCTCTTCCACCGAATGTGGCTATAACTGAACCAACAAGTCCTGTAATCTGTCCTGCCATACGAGCAGTTTCTGTACGTCTACTAGAGTATAAGGAATCAGGTATCAAGTCAAGTACTATGCTATCTACGACACCCATAGTTGCCGCACCTATATTTTCTAAGGTTGTAGCCTTATCTTTAGGATTAGCTGGTACTCTAATACCATGTGTCGATGCCATAACTTGTAATTCATCCCAAGCTTCATTACTAAACCCACTAGGGTCTGCATAATACATAGCTACAGCTTCATAGAATCTTGACGCTGATTTTAAATCTTCACTCTGCATCATAGCTTGTTGAAGTCTCTGTGTTTCTCCGCCTACTGCGGCTCTTTGAAGTACTGTATCTGCATAACTAGTAGCCATTACTTACTCCCTCCCTTAAATTGCATCTGTTGCATTGCTTGTTGCATAGGATTCTGTTGTCCATAGGCGTTGATATAGTCCATTACCTTTTCGTAGTAATCACTCCTATCGTCATCCAAATCGTACCAATCATCCGTAGCATACTTAGAATGAATCTGGTCTAAGCCCTGTTGATAAAGGGTTTCTTTCTGTTGCTGAAACTTCCTATATCTCTGAAGATGTTCCACGTTCATCTTAGAAGCTTCTGCGCCTGCTTCCATCTCCATACCCATCCCTGCACCAATCGCATCTATCTTTTCAGGAGTCAGATATTTTATAGTAGCATCTGTCATCTTAGACTTGATATCAGCCTCATTATACTCATGCTGTTGCTTTCTAATACCAGTCTGGATTGCTTGTTCCTTAAGCTCATTCTTTTCTTTCCACATAGTAGGGTCATAATACCTTCCAGTGTTACTCTCTCTACCAGCAAGTTCTACTTTCTGAGCTAATCCTTCTAAACTAATGGGATTCCTCTTCCTTGAGAACCATAAATCTTCTTGAGCCTGAGAGTTTTCAAGGTGTTTACCAGCCTCTATCAATGGATTCTGTGTTAGAGCATGACGAAGAACTTCTTCTTGTTGACTCTCTGAGATAGGATTTAACTTCATTGAGTGTCGAAGATTCTCAGCCGCTTGTCCTTCCTGCGTTGGATGGATAGCTTCTTCATGTCTCAATGCCTCCTGTGCTCTGGCTTCTATTATAGGATTGTTAGCCCTAGCATGACGCAATCCTTCTTCAAGAGTACCCTCTACAATAGGATTCTTTGTCTTCTCATGTCGGATAGTCTCAGCCATACGGTCTTCAAGCTGAGGATTATAAACCTTTTTATGTCTTAAATCCTCTCTCATCGTATCCTCAGTAATAGGATTACGTTCTCTTTCGTGCCTTAATGCCTCTGCTTCACGCCCTTCTTTACTAGGATTTATAGCTCTTTCATGACGGAGAGCTTCAACCTCTCTACCATATTTAGGCTTAAACATATCCCTAGTTCTTTGCTCCTCAAAAGCCTTGAACTGATTGTCTATTGCCCTTTGTCTATCTGTTGACCTCTGCGCACTGCCTTGTTGAAGAATATCAAACAGTGGATGTCTTGTTGGTGTTGCCATTATTTTGGTACCCCCGGAACCCCTGTAGTATTAGGTGGTTGCCATTGATAAGGTTGACCAAACGCTTGCCACATATTCTGTGGACCCCCTGCCTGTGGTCCTCCTCCCATCGCAAAGCCCATCATACTGCCCATACCGGGCGCAACTGCATTTAGAGCCATACCACCTATCCCCTGTATCATTCCAGCCGTATTAGCGGCATTTTGTTGCAACTGATTCGTTGCGGCTTGGTTAGCTTGGTTCTGATATCCAGAACGAGTATCATATTGTTGATTACCCATGTTATGATATTGTGCACCCATACCTTGATTCTGCTGAAAAGCATTAACAAAGTTCTGCTGACCTTGGTTCTGCATTCGATTTGAATTAGCTACTCCAGACGCATTAATCATGGCACTTGGTACTCCATGACCACCCATAGCCATATTCCTCTGTGTCTGTAAATTCGACTGAGCTGCCGCATCCATTGACATCTTCAATAGATTGTTCTTCAAAGCCTGATTTCTATCACTATCTATATCAAGGAACTCATCCCCTATACCTGTATACTTGTCCCCTCTTTGGGTATAAGCATCAAGGTTCATACCTTGTAATTGTGAATTCCTTACTGTATTGGGGTCTACATTCCCCGTTAACATATCCCAAAAAGAGCCCATAATATTCTCCTATTTATCCTTTTTCTTAATTAATTGCCAAGCACTTGTATTCTCTAACCATCCATGTGGTCCTTTAATATAAACTGAAACTGCGTCTTTGTTCTTTCTAACTCTAATAGAGCCCGGTAAAGCACTTTCATCCATAGCTCTACCTCCAGCACCAACGCCTTTTGCTTCATTTACATGGTCTACTAACTTGTTCAATACTTCATAAATGTCTACCAAAGCCCTTGTCAAAGGAGAGTCTTCCTCTAATCTTGGAGCAATAAGCTTTGAAATAAAATCTTTTTGTTCTCTTGGCATTATTTAGGCATCCCTGTTCTTCTAAATATTGTACCTACTGAATCTACTATAGAACCAATGCCACCATATATTTTAAATTGAAGTGACCTTGCTTTCCTGTTAGGGTCATTACTACCCCCTACAAGAAATTTCTCATAAGTGTTATTATCTAATGAATCTTTATCTATCATAAGCATAGAACTTTGAGCGTTTTGGTCAAATTGATATAGCCTACTAACGATACCTTCTAAAACTTTTATTCTAAGTTTATAAAAAACCTTCTTAAGAGTAGGAGTATCGCAAGTTATAGACTTAGATAGATACTGCCATCGTCTTTTTGACTGTCCACCTCTAAATTTTTGGACACCCATACCCTGAGTAGAGAAGATTATACTTCCATCATCAGCGTTATCAAGTGATAGCACATCTATATCTTGTGACACACCAGCTATTCTCTGCTCAAAATCATATAAATCCCACCTATTTCTATCCACATGATAAGCCCAAGCATAGCAACCATTTGCACCTAAGGCTTTATTAGGTTTGAATGTACATAGTAACTGCTTATTCGCATAATCAAAAGCCAATAAAGGAGAATAAGCATTACTCTTAGCTCTCCAAGACCAATGTTTATCTCCTGCTACAATAGGAGAACCAATATTCATAGACCTTGAGCCATCATGTCTGTAAATCATATTATCATCTGCCCAGAACATACCGTAATCTGTTACAACTACTGAATTTTCACTATAACAACCTATTCCTTCAAAGATGTCTTCCAGAACAAGGTTTGCTGGATTAATCCTATACATAGTATTCTTAGACCAAGCCCATATCTTTCCTGCAAAACCAGCAAGAGCAATAGGTTTCTCTGGGAGAACAGCATAATCAGCAGACCAATCAAATATATTATACTTACCCGGCTTAGACCTAAATATATAATTAGGAAGTCCACCAGTTTCCTTATGCCAACAACTCGTTACAAAAAGATAACCACTTTGATTAGCTGATACTCCATAGTGTAACTGAGTATTATCTAATGTCTCTGGCATTCCAGTTAGTTCTTCATAAGAAGCAAACATATCTTTCTTATCGTATATATCTTTTGTCCAATGAGGGTCAACATATGTCCATTCAGATGTAGTTAAAGGAATTGATTTTACCAATCTATAGAACTCTGGAGCATCTGTATCACTATTAGAGCCAATAGACCTATATAATTGAACATGGCTTATCCGTCTATTCATTACATCAGTAGCTTCCTTAGACAGTTTAATTGTTATTTTTATACGAGAACCATCTTCTCCTCCTCCCGGAGTAGTTATAGTATGAGGGTCATCTAATAGAGCTGATAAAGGACTCTCTTGAAATCCGTCATACATAAAGGATATCTTATACCAAGCTTTCTCATTTACTGCCCACTCCCAACCATCCTCATTTAACTGAGAGAGAGAAGCTGAATAAGAAGCTTCTTTACTTACGGTACTAATTTTAAAGACACCATCAGTGTCAAAAGCTGGCATTGTATTTATTTCACCTTTATTAGCAGATATCAATACAAGATTTTCAGTTGATTGTATATAAGTATTCTCTTCTACATCTAAATAGTTGAGCTTGGTCTCATTATATGAGTACGATGAACCACCCCATACCGCCTTAGTAGTTGGAAAATGGTCAGCTATTCTATATGGTGAAGTCGACTCCGCAACAGCATCGTAAGCAAGAACTTGTAAATTAATTACCCAGCTTCGATGATAGCTGTCTAAATGATTCGACAAATCATCTCTTTTACCGGGGGGAACACATATTCCATTACTCCCAACCATCTCGATATCACCTTCTCTTGGAAATATTTGGTTGTTAGTTGTACTCGGATAACCATCCCATACTTCAAAGATAAACATACCCCCATTATATAAACCTGTACCAACACCTAAAGCTGTTTCATTCCCGTGATACCAAGGACAAGAGTCTGCTGTATCTTCAGGTTTTGCACCTATTGTAAAGCCACTAGTTCTACTTCCTAATATATAATCTTTAGGAGTTTGATAATAAGTAGCATTTGTAGTACCCTTATCAGCCGCTCCAGTTCTTATAATATCATCACCAGCCCCACTAGAGAATAACATTGGTTCATTAACATTTGCTTGGACAGTATTAGCATTTGTTACTTTTCTTGCCTTACCATATCCAGCAGTAAAGATACTTCTATCCTGTGGATTTCTAAAATCTACATTACTTAAATCAACACTTCTATATATCCTAGAATCGGCATCAGTCTCTTCACCTATAATATTACAACTAACATATAGATAATGTGCCTTGCTTCCAGCATTCTGGTTTAAAGGATTTGTCTCTATAAAATGTGCACTCTGAAATCCTGATTGATAATTTGATATCTCTGTACCAGCATCTGTCCACTTTACCTTTGGTTCTAATATAGGAAACTGAAGAGTTTTTTGTCCATGTGTGCCAGAAGGACAAAGAAGAGCCTCTTTCATAAATCCATCTTCACTACTTTGACCACCCGAATTAGCAGTGTTTGCTCTATGAGAATGAACAACATATAACTGAGTCTGAGGATTCCTCATAATAAAATGCCAATGAGTAGTCTGCTCTGAAGCGTGTATATAGTTCGGTCCATATGCAAAGCGACCAGCTGTTTGCATTGGGAAAGGGTTTGCAATATCTTCCCATGAAGTAGCGTGATTTGCAACCATAGTACCAATACCTTTTATACCATCACCATAGAAATGGTATACTTTTTGATTACTAGCATCACCAGAATCACCGTCTAAATCGTAATCTTGACCCCAGTAATTCTGTTCTGCTGGTAACATTACTCCCTTCTTTAAGGCACAATTTTGTGTAGTAACATATGTTTCTGCGCAGTTAGGAGCAGGGTCTAAGCCAGAAAAGTCACTTCCCTCTGCACTACCATATGAACCACCCCCAGCCAAACCATCCCATAGATGCCTTAAATTATCAGCACCTAAATTTTCGTGCCAAATTCCTTGGGCAAAATTAGAATTAGGAGACCCTCTATCTCCACCAGACTCCCATAAGCCAGTTGACATTACAAAACCCATAACACCACTCTTGTTAAGATTAACAAATGGCTGTTCATAGGCTTCTAATACTCCTACTTTGCCCATATAGCCAGTAGCGGCTTGATAATACCATTCTTCCATCATACTACTGTCTGGCGACCTACCAAATTTTGATTTAAAGCATACTTGATTACCAAGATTAGGCATATATGAAACAATATGAACCTTACCTGCTTGCGTATCTAGAGCAACATCTTCAGTATAATGATTACTTAAACCACCAAGATATATAAGAGAGTCTGCACTGTCTCTAGTTATAAAACTATTAAGTTGCATCTGCCTATATCTAGATATCCAGATTTTATCATCATAATAGACATCGTTAATAAAATTTCCATTTGTGACATAACCAGTGTCAGTGGCATCCATTTTAGATTCGTTTTGAGCTTGGGCATTATCATTAGTTTCTTTCGGGTCATGCCAATGATTGACACGAATACAAGACCAATAAGCACCCTGCATCGCACTAGTATTACTATCTTCTGGGTTTGGCATTTCAAAATCTTTAAGATGGCTCATAGAATACATTGCATTGCCATTTACACCACCTGCCTTTGACCAAGGTAGTCCTTCACTATTACCACTAGTGGATTTTTTAAAGGTTGGTTCTAAAATCTTTACTATACCCATTGCAACATTATCAAGTATGAAAAGATTCCTACCATCTGTAGTAATTGATTGAGTACCCTCAAGACCTAAATCAGCCCCTTGATACGACTTTATATGAATCCAAGCACCATATCTCTCAGTTTTATCAGTAGGAGCAGAGTTATTTCTATAGTTATTATTATAGAAGACATGAAGAACTTTCTTGCCTTTTTCTATACCGAATCCCCAGTGACGAACTACTCCTGCACCTGCGGTAGCCGAAGTGTTTCCACCTCCATAATGGTCATAGAACCGTACAACACAGAAATCATGTAAATTATCATATGGTCCGAGTAGGTCTATTGCTCCATCTTCAAACTGAATAGAACCAGTATTTTGTTTTTCAAATTGAGTATGCTGTGGATAGCCTGACCACTTAGGGGGAGCATTAGAATCTGCTCCAAAGCCCCAATACATTTGCTGTCCATGTGTATCCGTAACTACCTTACCTGTCTGTCCCGATACCATACCAAGTTCTTTTATTACACTCTGTTCAGAATTAGCATTCTGTATACAATGTATTCTTCCGTCTCCAGTAGCACTATATCCAAATAAATCATAATCATCTACTCTTTGGATAGTATCCATATGCTTATAAGACCTATTATTATAGGTATACTTCCACCTGACTACATCACCTACTTGATAAAAACTGTCCGCATTATTTATCATAATTTCGATACCATAATGTGTAGTATCTAACTTAACATCTTTAGTGAAAGTCAACTCTGATGTCCACTCACCATTCTCAGCAAACTTCAACTGCCCTTTATTAGTTGTAGTGGTAGTATCTGTAAATCTAAAAGTTACTTCTGTATCAGTAGTAAAAGTAATTTCACCACTAATCCTTATACCCGGAGCATAGTTAGTGTCTTCAGGTGTTAGAAAGTTTCCTAAGGACTGAACAGTCTGTTGTTGTATAGCATTCTGTGCCATTAAGCTCCGCTACCTCCTCCTTCAGAACCAGTTGTTGGGGGGTCAGGTCTTGGTCTTTTACCTCCACCACCCGGATTATGTATCATCCCGATTGGTGTAAAATTCCCCATAATACCTATCTTACCAAAAAACCATAATATATCTCGGAGAATATCTTCTCCACCACCATTATGAACCAGAACACCATTAGCAAAATAGTTGTGTGGGGCGTTCTCTGTATGAAAATTGTATACTTGACTAAGGTCTTCCTTCCATAACTCGTTAGATTTAACAGTCTTAAAAAACCCAACATCTGTTCTTAACCTATCTCCTTCATTAAAATTTTCTATTTGCATATATCGAGAATGGTCTTCATTCCAGTACATATGACTTGATGTGGATAAGATATAACTACCATCTCCAAAAGTTACCTTGTATATTGGATAACCTGTTTCCAAATTTAGATGATTTAGGAATTTCCCTACTCTATTCTTAACCATCTTATCCCTCTTCTTATTCCAAGAATAAATCTCTTGACCTTCAGTTAGCTCAGATATTTTTACATCTCCCTCTGGAGTTGACACCATAACATTACCTTCAAAACAAGTATTGCCATCATTACCACCATCATCATCGCCCCCACCCGGGTCGTTATCCGAGTCTTGGTCAACAGCCACACCTAAAAAACCTGCAAGCTGTTCTCCTACCGTATAATTTTGCGACATATAAGGGTCGTTCTGAGCTATTGCACTATAAAAATAACCATTACTAGCTTGGCTTCCATCATAATCACTATCATCACTGTTCCCTTGTAATTGAACCCATCCATTTAGTGGGGCTTCTCCTTCCCAACTACCGTCATCATCTGCATAGAATGTGATAGTTTTCCATTTAGAATAATAGTCAGCATCATTAGATGTTGTTGTGTTAGACCAAGCTACTTCATTTACTCCACTATCCCATACAAATCCACTTCCAGCTCCACCAGTATAACCGGGTCCCCCAGAAACTGAAGCCTGACAATGTACAGTCTCTACTGGTCTACTCTTCAATCTTACCTTAAAACTGCCAGTATTATTTGAGTCATCCTCATCAATTATCATATCCAGCAATTGAACCTCAAATCCAGTATCGTAGTTAGCTACATTATAGATAGTATAAATAAAAACCTTTTCATCCCAATTGGAATCTACTGAGTCAACCTCAAATCTTATATTAACAGCCTGACTTCCTAGGTTAGCATTGTTAGAACTACCAGCAGTAAAAGTAATGTTTTGAATAGTCGCATAATTAGAATTTGTAAATGTCAGAGAAGCCGTACTCACATTAATGCCGCATTCAGCATCATCACTAGTGGTTAAATTAGAAGTAATATTTAAAGTAACATCATTAGCTGGTTGACTAAACAACTTTATACCACAATTAGCAGAAGTTGTTCCATTTGTTAATTCATTCTCACTTTCCATATTAAACCCACTGGTAAGAAGCTCTATAACTTTATTAGATGCCGCACATTCAATGAATGATTGGTCACTAACAGTGTAAGGAGCAACGATAATCTTATCGTTTTGTATCCCCTCAAGACGTCCGTCAGACGCATCAGCTCGTAAATTCATACTAAACGATGCGGCATCTTTAGGTATATCAGCAGAATCGGGAGTAGTCATAGTCCCGTGCTGAAACAACTTTATTTCATAGAGTTCTCTTGGCATTACTGTCTACTTTTTGGCAAAAATGCTTCCATATACCTTCTGCGTTGGTCTGGGTCAATATCCCTTAACCAGCTAGATTGTTCTACTGTACCAACATCTTCTAAAGTCTTAGGAGACATATCAACATCTTGCCCTATAGGGGTTCTAGCTCCACGCTTCTGATATTCAATTTGGTCGTTAAAGACCCCCCCAAGCATCTTTCAAATAGCTACCCATACGACCTATTCCAGACTTTACATCGCCCCATCCTAAGTCGCCACTATTATCAAGGTCAGCCGCTTGAGCTATCCTTTGACCAAGAGGTCTTTGTGTTATTTGTTCCATGCTTTGGTCGTATTCAGGTGCTGTTTCCCCTCTAGCTGATTGAAAACGTCTTAACCCTGCTAACGACTTAGGACCGAATATTCCATCAATCTCCCCACTATAAAGACCTTTTGCTTGAAGTCCTCTTTGCAGGTTCTTGATTTCGTCTCCAGACGCCCTATTAAAGCCACCCTCGTCTCCAAATCCTTTGGAACCGATAGCTTTTTGCATAGCATCTATTTGTTGTGCTCCAGAAGCTTGACCCGGTTCGATAGCTTGTTGAAATTGGTTATCTCCACCAATCTTCATCCTGTCTATACCAGTCCTAGCACCCTGTAACATATTTTGAAAGAATCCCATTGTATTCTCCTTATCCTGTTATGAGTTCACCCCATAAAGAGGTTTTCCCGTTTATTATTTGGACAACGTGAACAGTAAATAATCCTCCCCTAAAGAAGTCTACTACTGCAAACGCATGAGCCCAATTATGTGTTCTGTTTCCTAACCACTGGTTAGCCTCATCACTCATATCTTTTAAACATCCAATACTCCAAGCACTCTTACACCCATCAAGGTGTGTCACACTTGCCTGCTGTAAATCATGGTGATGTCCGTACATCACATTTGCTCCTAATCTTAGAAGATGATTTCTTGCGTGCATAATACCAGCATAATGATGTCCATGATAAAAGTTTAGTTTTCCCAGTTTAAGAAACTTTCCCATCTTATAGTACTTGTAACCACGCTCCTTAAGCATCATTGCCTTAGGGAACTTTAAATAGTTTAAGTAAGGATTCTCATCAACAAACTTATTCAGCCAATCATCGTGATTACCTTCTATAAAATATTTCTCTTTGCAATCGACTTTATCAAGAGCCTCATCTATGATATCCATTCCCTTATTAACGTCGTCTATATCCTTCGCTACATAAGGAAGTTGATATTCCAGTGGAGGTCTCTTCTTCTTCTTCCATTGCCAATGAGAAACCGAACTAAATTCTCCTATGTCACCAAGGTCGATATAGAAGTCTGGTTTCACAATCTCAATACTCTTTGTCAAACAGCTGATAGCCTTACTATCATGCAGAGGAAAGTGTTTATCTGGGGTCACCAGTCCTCGTTTTACTACACCCCTATCTAATTTGGTAGTTGCTCCCATAATTCCTCCCATCTATCAAGGTCGATATGAAGCCCCCTCGTTTTCTGAAGATGCTTCTCCGTTGTCCTCTTGGTAAATCGGAGGAGAAATTCATGACAATCGTCACATTCCCAAAACAAATCACCACCATATGCACCTAGAATTTCTACCCCGGATATGTCATCAGACCTACAATATGGACACAAATCAGGTTTTTTCCGCCAGTGCTTTGTGCCTTTAATATTGAATTTCTCTATTAACGCCAAGTGCAAACTTACTTACCTTTGAAGATACCTTCCATAAGGTCAGTAACTATATCAACAACTTTTTCGAAAAAAACTTGTTCTTTTTCTTCACTAACGAAAGGAATATCAATCTTTTCATTAATCTTGGTAGCGATTTCATTAGCAAACTCTTCTGAACCGAGCCATCCCATTGCCTCGTCCTTCATTTTGTCTGCCTGAGCTTCTGCTAGGTTCAGTAGCATTTTTTTAAAGTCCATCTAACTCTCCTTTATCTTTTTTGTTTTTAAATATAAATAATATATCTGTACTCCAAACATCACACACATCAAGACTCCTGATATGAGGTCAGTCCAGTACACTAATCCTAAACTTGTACTTATTCCCGTCACTTTTAAGCTATCCATTTGGTTTCCCATTTACTCTACTCAGACTACCCTTTATCTCAGATACTTGGTTGTCTAAGTCGTTTATTTCTTTGTTTAAGGCATCAAACTTCCTGTCTAATTTATCGTCAGACTGATTCCATCTATTGATGAGTTTGATAACCATACCTTCCATATTTTCTAGTGTCTCGGATTGCCCCTTGTTCTCTATAGTAAGGTCTTGTAGAGCACTTGCCTGCTCATTACCCCTTCGGTTCATTGAATAAACCATATAGACAAACATCCCTCCTACTACACCTATCATCCCTGCTTCGGAATATACTGCCAGAAATTCTTCCATATTTTACTTCTTTTTCTTTTTCAATAGTTTTTGATGCCATTTTAATTCTTCTTCCATTTCAGCATATCGAGCCTCTTCTTCTATTATATGCTTCTCGACAAGCTCTGTAATTGTGGTATCAGCTTCTGATACTCTGCGCTCAAGGTCTGTAATCCTCTGGATAACCATATAGTACGAATAAACAAGTCCAGCGATAACCACAACAGACTGCATAAGCCACTTGAGGTTAATACTAATAATGGCATTATCATCCACGATGCCCCCACGGTACGACCTTGCCGTCTTAGGCTTGTTCTCTTCACTCACTTATTTCCTCTATAAAACCATCTTGAGATTTAATGTCCTCGTATTCTGACTCAGTAACGTCATAATCGACAGTAACTCTTTGTAGTGCTGGGGTATATTCCTTTATAATACATCCATACCCACCATCAATCGCTGGCTCCCAACAAGTTTCATCATCAAAATTATCGTCCTCAACTTCACGAGTTTTTACTTTTACTGTGTATCCCATTATGTTGATATAGACCTCATTGTGATATATTTAATACGATGATATCCATTGCTGTTAGCATATCTTGGATTTATAAATATTAATCCTTTGTACGAATTCCATCCAGTAGGAAAACTCGTACTTATCCATAACGAACCATCCATATAAACTGAAACCTTAGTTTGATAAGGACTATCATATTCTATTATAAATTTTGCTTCATAATATTGGCTTTGATTAAACTGACTACTTGAATAAGCTCTAGCTGTTACTGTTCCACTAAGCCTATCCGCAACTCGTATTTTTCTTGGATAAGTACTATCACTACTATCCATAAATCTTATGTCAACTCCATCACCTCTATTCCCCCAACTTGTAGGACTACTACTCTCTCTTGAGAGAAAGAATATACCATCTTTATTAGAGCCACTCCTCTGATATATACTACATCTAATTTCAATCGCTTGACCAATTGACATAGTATAGGTTGGCTGAGGATTAAAACTTATATCACATTCCCTATTCCAACATCTTAGAGAAGCGTGCCAAGTACCATCAGAAACACCATTACCATTTATTTTAGCTTCATTACTACCATACAAAGATACATTCTGCATTGACCATTTAGGTCTATTATCTATAGTATAACTTGATAAAGATGTAAAAGTATCAGAATCATAGAGTGCATCATCTTGAAAACCAGTAGTAGTAAAATTATTTCTATTAGTATCGTCCCAAGTTGATTGCGCTCCATAGAAATCTTCAACCATTATCATGTCAAATTCTGTAGTTGCTGAATAAGCATGGTCATAATCATACCACTCACTAAAAGCGTGTGGAGTAGTATTATCTGGATACGAAGGACTTGCAGTATTAATAGTAGCTACTGCACCACCAGTACAACGACTCAGAGACGTTTTTCCAGTAGCACTACCACCTAACTCAGCATTGATAGTTCCACCTAACTCTATTGGTCCTGAGGAGCCTATTGCCATTAGTTATTTGCCTCCAAAACTTCGAGTCTCTCTTCTAACTCACCCATTTCAACTACTAACTCATTAATAGCGTTAACAAGTAAGGGTACGACCTTATCATACTTTATTGTTAGATATTTATCGTCAATAGGTGCTCTTGCTACAGCATGGGGTAGTATTTTCTGAACCTTCTGAGCAGATAAACCAACATTCTCCTTATCCTTATATCCGAGTTCTAAACAAGTCTTATTCGGCTTATAATAGAACCCTTCTAGAGTTGCTACTTTATCCAAAGCATCTTTAATAGGACCAAGTTTATCTTTCAGCCTATCGTCAGAATAGAAAGCAGTTACCTCATCAGTGGCTCTTAATTCACCACTTGCTCCAGATGTACCAATACCAACACCTGCAAACTGAACATTTGTACTTGTTGTCAGGTTTTGTCCTGTGTCATAGGCTAATTGAGTATCCCCAATCGAACCAGAAGTAACACTAACAGAAACTGTATTAGCAGAATAGTTAGTACTAATACCAGTACCACCTGTTATATCAACAGTTGAACCTTGACTAACAGTTCCACCACCGCCTCCATCTGCTTGTAAGGTGAAGGTAGTTAACTGATTTGTATTAGTGTCGGTATCAGTAGGAGTTGCCCAGTTTCCATCTTTCCTTAGAAAGGTTGAGCCAGAACCACCACCTAAATCACCAACGTCTACATTAGTATTCTTGTAGTCATTATCATCATTGTTAGTGATTATTTTTCGCCAATCAACAGCCATAGTTCTCCCTTACTCTCCTTTTAAATCATTGGACTCTCTAGCAACCGAGGCTTCAAAGTTTTCTTCTACTTTCTTAAGTAGCTCAACTAAAGCCCTTGCATCCGCTCCTTTAACCTGCGTTTCCAACAGCATCTGATTTATAATCATCCACTGGTTGCTCGTTAATAACAAACCCTTTTCAGATTTCGTCATATTATCTCCTTGTTAAATTACGAATTAATATGCTACGTAGAATCCTGCCGCTGAGGCGTAAAACCCTCCAGCTACAACACCCGGTGCCGAACCTAATACTTCTAAGCGTAATTCCTTACACCAAACATCAGCAAAGGTACCACCAGCACTTTGATTGTTGTTACCAGCAGGTGTATTAGTAGCATTTCCAGTGTAGAACTTAAATCCACCATCAGCAGAACCTACATTTATGATTCTTCCAGAAGATGTTGCTCCAGTTGAACACCCAAATGTTATTGAACTAGCACCTGAACCAAAAGCCGTTTCTCCGTCAGCAACATTCAGTAGAAGCGAAGTATCAGTAAATGATGTATTCGCACTATTGATTGTAGTTGTCGTACCTTTGACATCTAAGTCACCATTTACTGTTAACTTTCCAGAAATGGTTCCATCTACGTCAGTATCATTACCAATAGTATAGCTAGTATCCATCAATGCAAGAGTAGCTTCCAAATTATCCTTAGATACAGATACGTCAGTATTAGGAACATAACTTGGTGAACCAAATGTACCGTCATGCTTTAGAAATTGTCCAGCTGAACCTGCCGATGGAACTAATCCATTGTTCCCAGTTGCAATAGCAGATGAATAAGCTACTGTCTGGTTACCACTGTTTGTACCAGATAGATTACTCAATGCAACCCAATTAGCAGATGATATACTTGTAGTTCCCAATGTTTCTAACTGTCCCAGCTCAGTTGCTGTGACACTTACATCAGATATATCTGCTGTTTCTGGTGTGTGTTCTTGACCGTCCACATAAGCTTTAACAGACTGCTGTGAAGGCGGTCTTGTTGCGCTATCAGTAGCCATATTGTCTTCGTCAATTAGCGTCAATGGTCCTGCTGTACCAGTAATAGTTACTGCTCCACCAGATTCAGTTATAGTTATATTACTTCCTTCAGTGAAAGCTAATGTTTCACTGCTTGCTAGGGTATTGCTCCCTGCTGTAACGGTCCTTACTCCTGCTCCTTCTGGTGATGTCCAAGCACCTGCTCCGTTTAAAAATTTAGTAGCATCGGTTATTGCCGGGGCTCCTAAATCGTCAACATCGACATTACTATTCTTGTGAGTAGAGTCAGCGAATTCGTTATCAGTTATTATTTTTCTCCAACTAACAGCCATTACATGACCTCCTTATTATTGATTAGTTTTTCGAGTTTCGCTTGGAGTTTTAGTTTTACTTGCAGAGCCAACTCCAAAACTTTGCCTGAATGAGTTCCATCATCTAACAGGCGAAGTAAAAACCCCACTTCTTTTACATCAAGAGAATGCTGTTCTGCATCCTTATCTTGAATTTTTCTATTCGCTATTTGCGAAGCTAGTGTTCCCATCTTATATATCCAACCCAACATATAATACACTGTCTTTATAATAAATTCCACCTTCTACTGGAGTAGGAGCACTTCCCAATTCTTCTAGTTGCAATACTCCTTGGTAGTCTATAGAGAACTTAATATCTCCATTATTTGCAAATTCAGCTAAATTCCCTGATGTTAAAGCACCAGAAAATGATTCTGCTGAATCAAATTCAAATCTCCCATCACTATCCGGGTCAGTTCCCGTAATTCCAGTTAAATCAAGTACTTCTACGTCAGTAGTACCATTATCAACATATAATTTATTATCTGCTTTTCTAAATACCAAGCTTGTGTAAGCCTCTGATATTATATTATCTGTTAAAAAAGACATTCTTTCTCCTTATATAACTGCTGTATAACTTGTTTCTACGGCATCCACAGAAGTATAAGCTGGTGTTATAGCTTCTACGGGACTGTATATTGTTTCAATTGGTTGAACTGGTTCCCATATATCTTCTATTGCAATAGATGTAAAATACGATTGAGTAACCTGTGGAAAATAAACTCCAGTTAGCTCTGCTAAAGTATAAGAACCAAAATTTAATCCTGTATAACCTTCAGGCATTAGAACTCCTGTGGGGCAATAAATGCTGGTCTATGTGTTCTTCCACGAGTAGCAAACTGCTTTCCTCTTTTTATACCATGCTCAAATTTACCCTGAAAATATGGAGCAAATTGAAGTCCTTCTGGTGATTTTTCATATCCAAGTTGTATTGCCTTATCAACTAAGATTTGATGAAATTGTTCTGGAATCTCAGATTCCTGATTAATAAAATCGCTTCCAACAAGATAGCTTCCTGCACTACCAGTTGTAGCTATACCCATATAAGTATTACTAACTACTGACCTATCTGGAACGGAATCACCCTCTTTCTGAAAAGGGTCTGCTTTCTTATAATAGAATATATGAACATCTTTTGTAGCATCAGTAGGAGATGAGAAAGCTGTCTCAAGACTCTTATTTACATCAAAGTAAGATATCCATACAGCACTTCTCTCGGTCCACCAAACCCATGTAGATTTCATTGCCATTATCGTTTCTTCCTTATAATAGAAGCTTTAGCACGAGTAAGCTCTTGCCTTTCAGAACCAGATAAACTCTGTGGTCTTCTAGCCCCTTTTCTCTCAAGTGCTTGTCTACCCTTTCCACCTCCGGGATGTTGAGAAGGAGAAGCTACCTTTGATTTAGCCAATCCTTTCTTCACAGCCTTATTAGCATCTTGAATAAGACCCGGAACAGAAATTCCACGCCTCTGAGCCATTATTTTTAACCCCTTTAAGGGCATCTTTAAGATTTTCTTTGCCATTTGAAATGTCATATTATTCCCATCCTGTATCTTCTTCCCTCCGACCAGTATTTTTTCTATCGTAACTTCTGCGGTCTAAGGAACCTGTCCTTTTCCCACCATGTTTCTTACTGTAATACTTTGGTCTTTTGGGGTTATTTCTCATTAATTCTTCATACATAGTTCGGTCATACCGATGAAGCATTCTGTAATAATTCTGGTCTGCCCATTTCTTTTTTGCAGGAGTATCGGCTTCTTTTAACCATTTCTTCGCCTGTTTAATAGCAGGGTGGTCATATTTCCTGCTACTACGCATAGCACTCCACATGATTTCAGCCATTTTACGCTTAGCCATATCACGTTAAGTCTCTCGTTGGAGGTCTACCATTTAGATGTGGTATATCTTTACCATCAAAATCCACACTCTTTATCTCAAGAATATGGTCAGCAAGTTTATATCCACGTTGCCCTTCAACAATATCAAATTTATCGGCAGATTCTAACATATTTGTTCTCGATGAGAACTCATCCTGTGCTCTATTTAAAAGATGCATACATTCTATTACACCAAGATTCGGATGATGTTGTTGAATAATTTCTACCATATCTCTAAGTTTCATCTGTTGCTACTCCTGTAGTAAAAAAGTCCATGTATTCCTGCTTACACATAGCCAATTGACTCTGTAACCATTGATATTCTTGAGCACTCTTACCCATTCTTGACTGAACTTCCTGTATATGAGCCTGTGCTTCAGATAAGAATTGACTTCCCATGGATGTATACTGAGATAACCAAGTATTAGCTCTTGCTAATTCTTGAGAAGCGGTTTGTAAAGTAGAAGAAACTAACTCAGGGTCTTCTTCTTTTAGATGGAACTGAGCAGATTCTGGCTCTGAATCTCCACCCATAGTAGCACCATCAATTAAATTTTGTGCTTTTTCTAAGGCATCATCTACCTCCTTAAATCGTGATTCTGATGAACTGTAATTTTCTATATTGTATACTTCACTCTGTACCCTTGCAATAGATGTTGTAATCTTACCGAGTGCAGTACTTATATCCGTATCTGCCCAATATGTGGTCAATTTATTCTGAATAAGTCTAGTAGCCGCAAACAATATTACAGCCCTATAATAACTAGTAGGCATCTCAGTAATACTACCATTGCCATCATTAATAGTGCCGGGAGCTACAATACTCATCTGTGCATTTGAAACATTAATATAAGCTTCATCTGTTCCCATAGCCACATTACCAGAGACAGAATTAAGATTATCTGTAAAGGTGGCATAATCATTACCAGCAACAGTAGTTAATGCTTTATATGTACTCGTAGCAGGAGTTGCTCCAACAGTTTCTGTTGTACTTCGATATATGGCTCTGTGAGCAATATCTACCAACATATTACGAGGAATATTATCTAGTATTAGGTCAGTAGCATCACCATCAGGGTCATGGAAACTTATAGCTTTTGATGGACCTGTCTCATCATTATCAGAGTTAATGTAGGTAAATCTGTAGTAGTGTTCTTTTGCCGCCATAATTATGAACTGACTGTCTTTTCAGCTCCCTTACTTTTAGATTTTTCTGAAACACCTGTCTTCTGCTCGGTTTTCTGTGATTTTTCTTTTGAACCAACACCCTTCTTAGAAATGAGGCAACTATCTACCTCTGCATCTGATGGGGCTGAAGAAGCTTGTTCTCCATAAGGTGCTACATATACTTTACCATTTATCACCCAAAATACAGGAGATAACGTATGTGCATAGTACATACTATCAGGGTCAAAGACATCAAACCTATGTTTTGTCTGTATATTCCTACATATCATACCATTTAACTGCACATCAAGTATAATACCATTATCTGCGAGTTCATAACCGCCATTAGGAATACCCACCTCTTTTGAAAAGAGTGGCATTTCATTAGGTTTCAATGTTTTAACCTTGGCTATAACATCCTCAACACCCTCTTTAAGATATTGAGCTATCTCGTTTGTCTTACCAGTTGTGTCACCAGCAAGAAAGCCTATCTGACTAGTGAAAGAAGAAGCCATAATTACTTCTTCTTAGTCTTTAGATTTCTTTTTTTTCGAGTGTCTATCTCAACACCCTGTAGCGTCTGACCGGGTTTATTAGAAGTAACCAACTGTTGTTTTGGCTTACTCATAATAGACCACGATATTACCACCAGCAGTTTTAGCGACGTAAAGACTGGTTCCAACCTCTATTGGCTTAGCGAACATTGATGTTTCGTTCTTTCCAGCATACGCAATTACTTTACCACTACTACCACCATCTTTAATGATACTTTCATTACTAGGGTCTGAACTAAACCCCCAAAGTAGTCCCGGTACCGAAGTAACGGCTCCAGCATCAGTCAAAGCCAAAGACTTTATATTGACAGCCGAAGTACCATAAAATGTTTTTTCTATTGCAGGCATAATTTATCCTTTTAAGTTAAGTCAGGGGGAGCCGAAGCTCCCCACTGACATATTGTTAACTAGGGTCAGCCCCTAATCCTCCAATGGTCATCCCTGCTCCGGGGACAGCTCCATCATACCAAATCTCAGTTGCATATGTTGGTGTGGCTCCAGCCGCTCCATCAGGTGCTTGAGTGTAGACTATGCGAACATACTCTGCATTTTTTGGTACTAAGTAAGCCTCTAAAGCATTGTCAGCCATTGCTCCTGTAGATACTGAACCTTCAGTTGCTTTAGCTCCAATCCAAGTTTGAGAACCTAAAGTTCTTCCATTTGGGTCGGCACCAATGCCTCCAATAGAGATAGCCGCAGAATCCATAGTGTACTCTACTACAGCTGTTGTAGCTACAGTAGCAGTTGAATCTTCATCTGCTTTGGCATAAACGACACCCTTACCTTTGATTGCAACAGAACCACCAGCAGTATCGTTGGTTGCTCCATCAGCGCAAGCCGGTAAAGTAATAGACTCAGAACACTTAACGTATCCCTCTGACTTAGTGTATGCGTGTGCCATATTCTACCTCCTTAAGACCATTTAATGATAGCATGAGTTTCTGGAAGGTCAATCTCAAGACCAGCTTCGGTCATGATAATGTCTTTCCGTCCATCAACATCATTAGCTTGAACATTAGTGATAATATGTGTATCACGAGATACGCCATTACCAACCAATGGTCTGTACTTAACATTGCTCATGTCAACACAGACACAGTAGTCTTCCCACATTCCACGAAGTAATGGGTCTGCAACAAAGTGCAAATCACCAAATACAGTGTTAACTCGTGTAACCTGATGACCGAAGTTACCCGGTATCGATGTTACATCAAGTCTGTATTGAGAAGAACCTACGCTGTTATTCAGGAAGGAACCAGAACCTAACTTGTTCAAGTAAGAAATAACCTTACGAGAAGCAAGTACTAGTTTGGAACCAGAGTTTCCACTTTCAGGAGCAAAGTAATCTTCCATTGCGTCCATGAATGCGTCATACCCTGAAGAAGCATAAGCCATGTTATAGATTTTGCCGTAAGCTTCCGTGTAAGGAAGAATACCCCAAGAATAACGTAGTGGAGCACCAGTTGCACCCTCATCAGCAACGCCTTTTCCAAAAAGAAAAGCGTGCTCAAGGTCCATCTTGTGTTCCATTAGTTTTTCTTGCCATACTCGTTTGTACTCATCGGCTTTACCACGATAGCGTGTTGCTAAAGCAGTACCAGAGAACATAGGAATTGCAGTTTTAAAAATCTGACAATATCCCTCTCTGTCATAAAGCTCGTCCCGGAAACCATCAGGGTCTGTTGAACCCTCAGCCCATGCACTGCCAACTACTTGACCTTTGTTGCCGATTGATAACTTACTAGAAGCCGCTTGTGCGGTTCCTTGTACAATTACATCAGCTTTGTCAATAACAGTTTTTCCATCAGAACTTCCTTGTACAGCATCTGTATGTACATACGCTGTTGCAGGAGAGTTCTTCAGTTTTACATGAACGATGTCACCATTATCTTGTTTAAGAGCAAGAACTTGCCCCGGTAATACAAAATAGGCGGCATCTTTGTTTGAATTTCCAATTCTTCCGTGCCTATCATACTCAGCTTGTAATTCTAAGTCATCGCCTAAGGCTGTCCCGACTGTTTTGTTCATGTGAGTAGCAGAAATATCTGCCGCTACAATTACATTACGTCTTTGCCACTGATGACGTTGCTCAAGAAACTTGAATACAGGGTCATCAGTAGATGCTTTAGCGACTTTTGATAAGTACACAAAGAAAGGGGACTGCTGGGGTGCGAGTTCAGCAACTCGCTCACCGAAGTCAAAAAGTCTTCGGTTGTCATTAATGCTGACACCTTGCGGTGCTTGACCCGGAGTTACACTATACGGTGCATTCGGGTCACTTGAATAATCAGCCATTATTTAACCTCATTAGTCATTTTGTGTTAAAACGGATTCCTCTTATTGAGGTCCGATATCATGTCATCCATTATGCTGTCTGCGCTACTTCGAGAAGTAGCCTCGTTGCTAGACGGCATAACGCCCATTGGATTAGGAACACTTTGCGCTCTCTTTGTCTGCTCGAATTCCGGGCTAGGTCCACCTTGCGGTCTTCCGGGTACCGGGTTTGGAGCATTAGGATTAGCTTGTTGTCCATATTCCAATTGGTATAGCCTCCAAAGGTTGTCAATAGTGAGATTGTTTGGGTCTGACATCTTTGTGACAAAATCGGAAACTTGCTCAGAAGTTACTTGATGCTTCTCAGATAAGTAGTTACCTACATCATCCATCTGCCTTCTCATATCTTCTACTTGTTGCCGTTGTGCCTTCCTGTCCGTCTCAGCTTTCTGCATTTCTTCATGCTCTGCCTGAACGACAGCAGACTGATATTCGACATAAAGTCGATTATAGTCATCCATATTGTCTCGCCAATCATCCACATTATCCATGTACCGTGCACTCTCTGAAGTGGGGTCTGTAAATGCTTCCTCTCGATTGAAATCCCTTGGTTTGACAGGTTTATCAGGGGGTGGTGGAAATTCTGGTTGAGCTTCCTGCGTCTCTTCCTGTGTTACTTGTTGACCTTGGTTTTGCTGAAGAGCTCCTATCAGCTGTTGCTGTAGCTCATCATTCCTAGCCTTGGTCTCCTTTAACTCATTATTAGACTTGTCAGCTTGCGACTGCCAATAATTGTAACGAACTTGGTCATTATCAATCTTGTCAATCGGTCCTAGTTTCTCTGCCACCGCCTCGACAGACTCTGCTACATTGGGTTGTCCCTCTTGGGGAGCCTCTTGTTTAGGTGCAAAAGCCTTATCTTCTACTGTATTTCCTGTTCCGAAAATAGCATCTTCAACTGCGGAGTCAATTCCTTGAGTTTCCTGTGTTTCAGCCATATTTTCTCCTTTTAGTTTGAGTTCTTCCCAGTCGAAGAAGTATCTTTTGTTTCTTTAGAAGCCCTACGGACTTCGCTCGCTATCTGACTGGTAGCGTCATCAAGTCGTTTCTCAAATACTGTAGCCGAGGCACTTGCCTTATTCGACGTTTTATCTAAGTCGCCCTTAAATTTTTCTAATTCAGCTTTCTGCTTAGCGTGATATACTTCACGTTCTCTTGTTTGCAGGTCGCCTTCTAATTCTTTTATTTGCTCTTGAGACTGCTGTAACTGTTGTTGTAACTGGGCAATAGTATCTGTCCTTTGCATAACGCCTTCTATATCGAATACCTCTGTTTTCTTGAGAACCTCTTGCCTATCTATTATACCATTCTTAAAAGCGTCCATGTACATTTCAAGCTGTGCATACCTGTTGGACGGAAGTGTACTACCCGTTACAACAATTACATCATATTTTCCAATTGTTACATCATTTAAAACTTTGATTTCACCAGATTTGTCGTCAAACATTCTCTTATTTATCATATACTCTGACATCGCATTATTAGGCTGTATGATACGAATAAGCTTCTCTGCTTGGTATAATTCCTGTATAAAAGGAATAACAACCTGAGCAAGTCTTCGTAGACCAGCTTCAATATCCATAAGCTTACTTTTCATCTTTCTTTGACCAAATTCATCAAGTGATACTGTAGCTTTATAAGTTTGGGGAGCAACAGAACTATTCCCCATAGACATCTCGTATAAACCTAACTGATGGTCAATATCTTGCTTAGCATTATTCTCATTAGCGTATAATTCATTAGGCAGTGGAGTAGGTTGAACTGGTTGAGGAGCACCTTGGTCCATATCGACCTCAATAGCAACTCCCGGTTGAGCCCATTTCTGCTCAAATTCTCTCATATCAACACTGCCCGTAGGAACCAATATCTTGGTATTCGTGCTCGTAGTAGCATGAGCAATAATTAATGAGCGTGTCTTATTGATATATTCCTGCATATCCTTAACCATTCGTACATCTGATACAGGATAGGGTGTACGATTATGTAAATTCATAAAGAAAACAACAGGATAATGTTTAGTGGGTAAAACTCTTGAGTAAAGATAAGTATTCCCCATCATTACACATTGTTTAATACGTTGATTCTGTATCTCAACTACCTCAATAAATCCTCGTTCAACCAAGTCAGCATAGCTGACCTCTTGAATTGTGGGAGGCTGTAATGCCTGTAGTTGCTGTTGCATCTGCATTTCAGCCTGTTCGATTTGAGCATCGGTAGCTTGTTTTGCTTTCTCAAGCTCAATCTCGTATCTCTCGGGAATCATGTCCCCCATTTCAACAGCCTCAGACATAGATGCTTCTTTTTCGAGGAGTTGTACACCCAACTCTTCCTTCATCATCTCCATCTGAACACTTTGTCGGTCAACTAATTGCTGAACTTGGTTTTGATATTGCTGAGTATTCTTCTGGTGAGCGGCTTTGGCATTCTCTTCATTCGTGGTAGGTTCACCATTGATAAGCCAAGCCGGTTTTTGATACCATGCCTCGATTTGAGAGTCTTCTATTACATCTTCTCTATTAGACCATCTTTCATGAGTCCGAAGCATCCTCACTCTAATCTTCATATATCTTTCATAACCCCTGATGTATTCATCATCAACACCAAAGGTTGCTTGAGTTTTAGTCTCTATATCTTCGGGGAATATTGCTTCACCCCTATCTTCCCTAGTAGTTACTGGTCTATCAGTATACTGGTCAGATTCTGCATTTTTTATGGCTTGCTTATAAGATGGATACATCCTAAGAGCCTGTGCCTTTGTGTATAAACGACTGATTATAATGTTCTCAGCATCATCAACCATCCTATCTCGGCTATTCGGGTCGATATAAACGTCTAGTGGGTCTACATCCTTTACAAGGACATCACCTTTCCCGTCATCCGCTTCAGGATTAATATAAGCTAAAGCAACTCCCATACCAGTAGTATAGTAATCATCTACTACATTCCTCATAACAGTATCACCATCACTCTGTTGCCAAACATAATCTATCACTCCATTTAGAGACTGGGCGACTTTATTGTCGCTATCCTCTCTCGGTGATACTCTAAATGAGGGGCGATTACTGGTTAGCATAGCTTTTGCCGCTTCAACGGCAGGATGAATTCTGTTTACTACAATCGGAGCTTGACCACGAGCTTCCAGTACCTTTCTTTGTTCAGCAGTCCACTGCTTTCCAAGCCTGAATTCACGGTCTTCTTGTGCGTGTGTAGCCCAAGTATCCCTCTTATTGGAATAGGTCTTCCAAAGGTCTTGAGTCTCCTCTACGAACTTCTTTTCGTCTGGTTGGGTGTACTCCATTGAGGGCAAGTTAGTATCTAAATAGTCATCCAGTCAAGTACTTTATCTGACTTTATTACGATTTTTTCTGGGTCAAAATCATCTGCTTTTATCTTACAAGTATAGTGTCCATCAAGTGCCATGTATGTAGCATCCATAATATCATCGTTTTTTCCTTTAGGATAAGATAAAAACTCTTGTTGGGCTACCAAGTCTTCTGGTCTAAAGAAAAACTGCCCCTTTGCTAACATAGGCACAAGAGATATAAGTCTCTCACTCTTTCTACTTCTTGGTTTTACACCCTTCTCTAGACCGGGTATGTATAAATCTTCTTCAAACATCTGTTTCCTGACAGCCGCTCTTAGTGCTTCCTGATAAGCTACTGTCTCAACCTTCATTCTCTTGGGTCTATATTTTTTATATATCTCGATAACTTTATCTGGCTGTAGCGCAGGGCTGATTTTATCCCTGAACATATCAACGAGATATTTATTACCATCAGCGTCAACACCGATAGTAATAATGACGAAAAAGTCAGCACGAGCTGAAAGAGAAGAAGCAGGGTCAATTCCACAGTAAAGCTCGACCGGGATAATTGTCTTTTCTTCACCTTTATTCCGTACAAGACAATTCTGTCCATTAATCCTTTCGTGGTGGTAATGGTGTATTCTAATATATTCTGGTTTAAACGGTGCATTGTCTGGTGATTGAGCTTCATTCATATACTCCTGATAGAATCCGTTGGCATTCCCAACGCTTTCAAACTCCTGCTTAATTGCATGAATTCGTTTCATAGGGAATCTTTCATCCCAGATACTGTCTCCATTATCGTCAGTTATAGCATACCAGAGCACTTTCCACGATGGAGACTCCTTTGCCCAGTATAAAAAGCAATCCTCAGAAATTACTGTTCCTATCATAGCAATTCTTCCATCATCTGATAATGATGGTATCACAGCCTCAGTTATCCACTTCCTGTTTTTAGCACGAGCTTCTGGTGTGAAGGCATTCAGTTCAGACTCGAAATCATCAACAATAATAAGATTAGGACGAGTATCCCCTTCAATAAAGCCCCTAACTCTTTGACCTGTTCCAACTGCTATGATTCTGCTACCATTCCCAAGAATGATATCATTCCCAGTCCATCTTTGGGCTGTATCAGGACCCATGTCTCCAAAGAGTCGCTTGAAATTATCCGAATGTTGGAGATGGTATTTAATCCTCGATAGAAAGTTAATGCTTTGCGTTTGCGACTCGGATATGATAACAATAAACAAGTCCTCGTCCGATGGCTTAAATGCGACACGATATAAGGGTAATACTAATGAAGTGACGGTGCTTTTAGCCGTTCCCCGTGGGGCGGCAATCAAGACACGCTTATTATCGGGATTCCTTAACTCTCTATAGACTTCGCTATGAAATGGGGGAATCTCAGCCTTTAAAGCAGTTGGAAAGCATATTTTCCCAAATAACCCAAGATTTGTCTTAAGTTTCTTGAGGGCTTGTGTAGCCTCATATTGCTTCTCATAATCCATCGCCTTCCTTTTCTACCACCTCTTTTGCTGTAAGTTTATTCTCTTGAACATTAATCTCATCCAATAATTTCTTTGTTTGTACTGCTTCTAACTGATGAGTAGTAACTGTCTTGGTCTTCTCGTTCATACCGTGAAGGTCCATTAATTTCTCAGTTGCCCTCATAAGATTAGTAACATCTTTCTTATCAATAGCCATCTCTATAGCCTTGTCCATTAATGCTAGAGTATACTCCTTATCTTTGCCAGTATCCTCTAATAATGCCTCTAATTCACTTCTTACCATTCCTCTAAAAACCTCACTTTTCATATGGCGTTTCCATTTTCTATACTCTGATGGGGTTGTTGAACCCAAAGCCATATCTATTGATAGATTATAGTCCATTGTTTGAGCATAAGCCATTGCAAGATTCTTCATCTTATCCTGACCAGCTCTAACTTCCAGCTGAGACTTACCCGTCATTGTATGAGGGGTACTTCTCCCTTGTGCCTTTAATTTAGTAGTCTTATAGTGTGGTTGATACATAAAATAACCCCATGGAAACCTCAGATAGATACTTTTTCCACCTGTCTTCTCATGGGGATAATGTGTCTTCTTTATCACCAAAGCTACTAGATTATCGTCAGATAAGGCATATTCTCCCTGACGTACATCCTGCCAATACTTATACTCTATTCCCTGTTTGTCTGCCTCTTCTTTAGTATAGATACTGTAGTATACCTTTCCCGTCTTATGATTTATGGGTATCTGATACATAAATCAACCAACATCGTCAATCTTTCCTGTGTTAGCTAGTTTATCTACAGGCTTACCACTAAACATACTTCTAGCAAAATCTAGGATACTATCGTGCTTAGCAGGCTGTAATTTATTAATAAGCTGATGTGGTTTACCCCAGTGTGCATCATACTCATGAGTGCCCTTTTCGTCATATACAGCTTCTCCTCCACCATGTTTCAGTAAGTCTTTAGCGTGTTTTCCGGCAAATCCAATTAAACCTTCGTCTCTATATTGAGCAACATGAGGAAGTTCTTCTCGTACAATTCTATCCATATCCCAATCTTTTAGATTTTCGGTCAATTTATCGGGTGCAAATATAGTATTACCTACAACAAAGGGTCTTCCCTGAGATAACCAACCCGGAGACCTTCTTACAGATACGCCTAAATCTCCAGCCATATCTGCTTGTTCAGAGCCAAATCTAGTGTTATCTCTCTTAACCTTACCTAAAATTTGCATTAAATTGAACATACACCCTCTTTATCCATACACGAGTCCATATAACACTTAATTCAATCAATAATTTCGAAATGTACCAAATCGTCGAAATTGTTATCTTTAGTAGTTCTAGCAGACTCTTTAAGACTTGAACCATTCCAGTCACCTCCCCATCTTACATTTACTCCCTGAGAAGCCGCTATCCCAAGTACAAACCCTCCGAGATAATGAAAATCATCTCTAGAGTCCCAATCTATAGGATAAGGAGCAATATCTACTGCTTTACCCTGAACGTGCTTTCCAAACTTTGTTTTACTTTTACCCTGTGCAACCAGTTCATTCTGTCTTTCTTGGGAACGTAATCCCTCAATAACCGTAATATCGAAGTATTTAACTACCTCATTTAGCACATTCTGGAGTTTTGCGTCCACTCCCTTAAGTCTAGCCTTGCTTCTTTTACCGAATCTAGGCATCCTACTCCCCTTTTATTGGGGAAAAGAACTTCTTGGCACCTCGCTCCACCTGTCTCATGAACTTTGTCCAAAAGTCGAGCCTAGGGCGTCCTCGTTTACGTTTTTTTCGCATTATATCTCCTATATGTTATGAAACTCCACGATTGGCTGAAATCGGGGTCTAGTTTATCTTCCTTTACCTCTTTCCTCCAGCGTGAACCCTTCTCATCCCGTCCTCTAAAACGAGTAGCGTTAGAGAGATAGAGAACGTTAGGTATCAGAATCTGCTTCATTACGACCTTTAGCGGTCAAGCTTTTCCGCAGTTGACTATGGTAGTCTTTGACGGACCAATAGAAGGATTCTCGTCTCTTTTGAGCACTAAAACCATTAATTTTCTCCATCTCTTTGTAGAGTAACTGGTAATCTAAATCACCAGTAGGTGTAATGTACTTATCATAGATGCTATTTGTCAATCTAAAAAAAAAATTAAAAAATTTGGCAGGGTAGAGCTCTATAGTACTCTCTATCACGGTAACACTTGATGTGAATAAGTTAATATAAGTGTTCTATAGGTACTGTATAGTACTATAGGTAGGAAAACGAAGTCAAGACATTTTTAACATCAAGGCAAAGTTTAAGGGGATAGGGCATTTCCGCTTTGTCAGCAGATGATGGTTCCCCATTGTCCTTTCCAAGAGCAACCCCATCCCCTCACGAATCCAATAAACGAAGCAATATATTAATAATATACAACTTATGCAACACTTTTTAAAAAAAATATTATACACTGGGGGAACGTGATATACCAGTGCCGAGTACCCGCCTTTTTTCACCCTATGCCCCCTTTCTTTTCGTTGAATTGCGTTTTGAACGGGTGAATAAAGCCGGGTACAAACGGCACACTTACATCCCCTGCCTATCACTCGTTGGATATTGTAATGATATGAACGAGATTGCTAATAACAATGAATCACTGAAAAGGAGTGAATTATGAAACAAGCACTAATAGACAACCTATTCGCCATATGTCAATTATTTGGCGTACCAGTCCAACTACGGAATGGTGTGAACAAGGACGGTTTTAGTTGGTTTAGCGTACTTAACGTTGACCAAATAATTAAAGATGACAAAGGGAAAGAAATGACCCTATTGGAATTCTTTATGACCCATTTCTTGGATAGACCGTACCAATGGATAGTAACTCTGCCTAAGTCTGGACAGGTCATTTCGTTCACTTTGCGAGTATCTAAGGCAGGTGTAACGACTTATGTTGACCAACTTGGTATTACTAAACATCATACTAAGACTGGTATCTCTTGGTCGCAAGACAACGGGAAGATTGGCTCTGCTGAAGATGATGTGATGACTAATATTGAACAGAGTATGCTTGAACATCAGGCGACCAATTCATCTACTGTTGCTACATCTTAGTCGTAACACCGTATAGATTGTCTGAATGAATAACATCCTAACATTCCAAC